TAGGAGGTGAAGCAGTAATAAAACCGCCCTGATAGCGTAGGCTCATGGCAAATCCTTAAACTTAGTTGATCTCTTCGTATGATACTGAGAATGAAATACCACTGGCTGTACCAGAAGTGATAGAAATACACTTATCTTCTTCTAAATACAAACCTGTAGTCTTATCAACTACGATCAACGAAGCGTCTGCTGGTACAGAAACCGTACTTACAATCGGATACGCTGTGCCAGATGAAGGTGCTGAACCTTGAGCCTGTGCGCCGTTTGTGTATACAGATACTGTGCAGTCAACAGCTGATGAGCCGTTCACGTTAGCAGCAACGATTTGGTTAATCTTAAGAACCTTACCTGAGCCAGAAGCGTTAGTAAGTAAAACTACCGCTGTTGTACCAGACGGTGTGTAGTAAGTCGTCTTACCATAGATGGCGGAGACGTTTACGATATTTGGGTTTGCCATTTATAACTCCTTAGAATCCGAAAACAATCGCCATAGCTATGGCTTTACCTGTTGAAATACCAGCAGTACCGAAAGACAAGTTGCCTGAACCATCTGTAACAATGGCTTGACCGCTTGATCCATCCGCACCTGGCAACGTAAACGTAACGTTAGAAGAGACAGTCGCTGGGGCTTTTAATCCAACATATTGACCACCTGTATTGTCTTCAAACCTTACCGGGCCTTCTGCTGTTACGTTAACTTGTGTAGCTACTACTGTGCTTGGTGTTGTAGCACCAACCGTACCATTAAGCGGACCAGATAAACCTGCGGCAGTCAATGTTGTGCCGTCAAATGTTAGGTTTGATGATCCTGCTAATGAACCGTTGCTATTAAATTGAACCTGCGTATTAGCGCCACCAACAGACGTTCCAACTTCTACGAAGTCTGAACCATTCCATGCCGCAACTACCTTAGCGCCAGTTGGTATTGTAATACCTGTGGTTGCCGCACCTTTTAGAACAACAGCAGCGTTTGATTGGTTAATCACCACATAAGCCTTACTTGAGCTTGGTGCAATGATGTTTCTTGATGTGCTTGGAGAACCAGTCGGAATTAAAATTGCACAACGGGCTTGGTTAGCTGCACCTGACCCAGAAGTGGTTAAAGTCCAGTCGCCAGAAGCAACGCTTTGTGTTGCGACTCCAGCAACGGAGTCCTCTACCAACTGAGTGATAGAGTTATTAACAACATCGCCCCATGTTCCATCTAGTTCACCTTCTACCGGTAGGGCAAAACCTAGTAGGGATGTATATGCGGTTGTCATTTATGACTCCTATTGCGTGGTTATATTTGTCCAGTTAGGATCTTGAACATCATTAATTGTTGTCCAGCCCCTAATTCTTACAGTTCCAACAGCTCCTGTTCCAGATACTCCAACTGGTATTACTGTATCTGTAACTTTAACAATAACTATGCCTACTTGTCCATTACCAAATACACCAGTTACACGTTTTGTTGGCGTTGCCTTAACATTTCCTACACTTCCAGTCCCACTTACACCAGTAACTGTTACATCCCAGTCATAAGCTGGAACCGCAGTTCCAATTAAACCAGTACCAAATACACCTACTGGTGTTACTGTACTATTAATTAAGAAGCTTGTGGTGCCTATTAAACCAGTTCCGCTGACACTTGGTGAGTTAATTGACTTACCAAATCCAGTATCATTAACAGCTCCAACGCCTTCTACACCAGTAACTTCAAGCGTATTGCCACGAAGAATAACTACTTCACCGATAGCGCCCATGGCTTCTATACCAAGAGGACGCTCAATATCGTTGGTATTAACTATAAAGTTACCAATTGCACCAACACCTTCTATACCATTTGGCGTAAAGAATAATAATGTGTCAACAGAACCTACGTCACCAGTACCAAATACGCCTGTTAATGCTGGGCTAACTACTGTGGAAACGTTTCCAACAAAGCCAGCACCATCAACTCCAGTTACTAAGATTGTGTCGTTGACTGCCGGTATTACATCACCCACAAAACCGATGCCTTCAACGCCATCTACTAATAGCGTCTTATCAATTTTGAAGGTAACAGCGCCTACATCGCCTGTTGCGGAAACTCCATCAACAGATAGGATGTAAACGTTGTTGCCCCAAGAGCCTCTACTCCAAGGGCCGGTACCCCAGCCAACGTACTCAATCACATCAAACCGTTATTAAGCAATACGGATGATGGCTGTAGAAGCGGCAGCTGCTGGGAACTGGATTGTAAAGTCACCAGAACTTACAGACTGATCGCCACTAAAGCTCAATACTGCACAAGCTGCGTTAGATGAGCTATTGTTGTAGATCATAGCGCCGCAAGTTGTGAAAGTAGCTGAAGACCATGTGGTATCAGAGAAATCACAAACAGCTGTTGTGCTGTCAGCCACTGGTGTTACAGATGTCAACGTGTTGCCACCTGTTGTGTAACCTGTGCCAGAGCTAGATACCTCATCGCTGTTGCCAGTGATGTTAGAGTAGTTTGTTGATGCAGCACCGTATGTGCCTGAACCAGCGGAAGCTGATTTCAACAAAGCAATCTTAAAAGTATTGCCACCTGGGTTAGAAAAGTTATGCGTAGCCTTTAGGATTTCCACCTTAAAGCTGGTCGGCATTGCTGTAGTTACGGTAATTGCCATTTTAAATCTCCAATAATTTGATTAATTCAGGATGACCCGCTTCGGTGAAACGGTTTGCTAGAGTGGTATTCCGAGACTCTATAGCTCGGTTCATGTAGAAAATTAACGCTTCACGGATATGATCCTTGTAAGCTTGCGCTTGTTCACGGATAGCCGGATGTGATTGATCACCTACATAAATGATTTTGTTCAGAGCTTGTTCTGCCAACTCCTCTGGAGTAAAGCCACGATTGCTCACTGAATGAACTAAAACTGTTCCTAATTCTGCGCCGCCTGATGCACTTAACATGTTATTTCATCCTTATAACAGCAGCGGTAGACGTATCTGCTGGGAAAGTTACTGTAAATGTGTTAGTTGCTGTCTTATTAGAACCAAAATCCAAGACTGCAATTGCACGATTTGCCTTGCTTGCATTGTAGATTAAGGCGCAGCGACAAGTAAAGCTTGCTGGACTCCAAGTGGTGTTTGCAAACGTTACATAAGCAGTGTCATTTGCTGAATTAACAGATGCACCAGTCAATGTATTGCCACCTGCCACGTATCCAGTGCCAGTAATTTCGTTGTTTGTTGTGTAAACAGTCGTGTCTAAATTTAAATCAGCAAACGCTGTATACAAAGCAATTTTAATAGTGTCTGTATCTAGGTCATGAACACCTAAATACAGTTCTTTTTTGAAGGATGTTGTTTGCCCTTGAACGATCATGAAACTTTAATCCTTACTTGACCACTTCTATAAGCGTCCTGACGATCCTTACCATCACCCAAGTTCTTGAGCAACGCGATAGATTGAACATAGCGCTCGTTGTAAAGGGCAACCATGTCTTGCTCACCCTTCATAAATGTAATTGCTTCCAATAAACATGCGTTCAATAAACAGCTATCAAAGTTATCACCCAACCAGCTAGTACCAGCAGTAACGAGAGACTCAGGATAATAAAAATAATGCAATTCCATGCTGTAATTGGCATCAGGTGTTGGCCCCACAATAAAAGTTAACTCATTATCGTTAGCGGAGTCTGGCCCAAAAATAGCGTAATGCTCTGGCGTTCCAGTGTCTGTTGGAGTTGGGTATGCTTGGCGAATAAAGTTAACATCTTTATTTAAAAGATATTCATAACTTCCGTCAGCCCTAATCAGTGCCAATGAATATGTTGCCAAGAAATCACTTGGACATGCTAAGTACTTGTTACCAGAAGTTAGTGATCCAGTAACGTTTTTGCGCAAATTTGGAAGTTGAACAGTGTTGTAAATACGCTGTTCTGCCATCTTTGTGAAGGTGGCAAGTTCATCCGCCGTGAACGTATTCTCGGTATAGTCTTCTATGTTTGCGCAAAGCTGTACGTAGTTCATTAGCCCATCTTTCCACTAATCTTGCGGCCTTTAGTGGCAGCGCCATAACCACGCATTGTGCCTACGCCGTATGGATTAATCTTAGAGTAGTTACCTTTGCTAATACCACCCACAGAAATATTCATTTCATCCATGCGCTTAGCGCCAGACTCAGCTTTCTGGTCTTGGTTAATATTAGTTTTCTTACCCTTCATGGTATGTGGCTCTGCATATACTTCTGCTGGGCCAACTTCTTTACCATTCTTCTTCATTGAATACTTAGCCATGATTAGCCTCTCTTTTGAGCAGCGACTTTAGCTAAGCCACGACCCATAGTTTTCATATCAATGTTGCGTTTGCCGCCTTTAGAGCCTGTGCTCTTTGGGCCTTTCTCAATCGCTACTGTTGGGCCTGAATCACCTAGGTTTTTGCCTTCAGTTTTGCCCTTTTTTGTGATGCCATCAGCACCTTTTTTGTACGCCATTTTTAACTCCTTTAAGTTACCGTTATTGTTACATTACCAACGTAAGTTGTCACTGCTAAATTGTTCGGTGTTAACCCATAGTCGTCTTCTCTAGAACCACCTACAGGCGCCCACCCCCACTGTATCACTCGGCTACCACCTTCTGGCGTACCAGTTTGGTCTTCTTCTAATCCAGTGTTATCTACCAATCGTAAACCATTTAAACCTGATTGGCGATAGGCGTTGAAGTCTGGACGTGGGTTACGAACAGCTTGCGGATCATCCACTGGATACATACCAAGTTGTAACTGCGGCTGATCAGGTTCCCAGCATTCAGGACATACAAGAATGTTTACATTCTTAGTCTTAATGACAAGACCCTTAAGATCTCTTAACTTATACCTTTGGCCACAACGATCGCACTCGGCAATGCTGTGTTTACCTGAGGCAAACCTGTTACCCATTTTATCCTCTGCCTAGGAATTGCTGACGTGGGACAAAACGAATAGCAGCCTTTTCTCTATCTTCACCAGCTGCTAAATCAAATTCTTCTAAATAAGCCTGTTTTAACATTTGAACTCGGTCTGTTAATTCAGGGTTTTTCATCGCTAAGTAATAGGCTAATCCAGCAACCAAACATGGCAAGAATCGGAATGGCATATCAGCTGTACGAACACCACCGCCAGCGTCCTCTATACGGCGCATACGGTAATAAACAAACTGGTAGTATGGGTTATCTACGGTTCCCTGATCTGGCGTTGGCCATACGGTTATAGCTGGCAAATT